AGCCGCGCGCAGTGCCTTTTGGACTTCCTGGTAAACTGCATCTGTCTGAGCCTCAGTTAAAATCTGAACTAACTCAGCCATATTTTCAGCACCATCAAGCATTCTCTCGAAGTCGATTGTGCAAGCACCACCGATTGCATGAGCAGAAAGCTCAAATGTGCTGTTGTCTAATCTGAATGTCTCATAGACACCAGACAGACCGACTTGAGTGAGGAACTTCTTAGCTCTCATCTTACCAAGTCTTGTTCTGAACATAGCCTTCTGGCCCTGTCCAACTTGCTGAACTTCAGCAAATATGCCAACGGCATCGATAACCTTCTTAGGAGCGACTTCGTCAGCAGCTTCAATAATAATTTCATAAATGTCATATCTGTTCTTCATGAACTGATTGACAGAACCAGCCAGCTCTCTAAGTCCATCAACGAGCGCATCATTAACATTCTCAACAGAGAACTCAGTAGGAGCTTGACCTTTTGCCGCATAAACAGCTAATTGTTTTAATTCGCTAATTGTCATTGCTATATCCCCTCCTTAATTATGCACTCAGAACTTGGAACTTAAACGCAAACTGTCCATCAGGCATTGTTGTGACTTCAACAGCTTTAAGAACAGGACCAGCTTGAGGCTTAGTTTTTGTCAGTAAAATCGCGCCCTCAGCACTAATTCCGCCATAGACAGTAACCGCACCGGTACCTGATAATTTAACAGCCTTAACTGCAGCATCATCAGCAAAATCAGAATCATAACCGAAGCAGTTTGTTGTGAATAAGTCACCAACGGAAAGATATCCAAGTCTTGGGAGGAAAGTACCTCTTTCGAGTTTGAAATCTTTCAGCGCATTAGCTCTCTCATCATACATATGCTCAGTTGTATAATTTAAAGCAATCGGCAGAGAATCATCAGTAGCGAACTTAACAGTTCTATTAACTCTATCTACCGCCAGCAGCATTCCATTCTCAGCAGGGACGTCTTCGAAGTCAGTCTCGTCGAGGAAGCACTGAGCTTCAACCCTGCCATCTCTACGGAAGGCTACATTATTTAACTCTAATTGACCATAGCCGTCAATTGTAAATCTTTTAAAAGCCATAATAATTCCTCCGTCTATTATTATTTCTTATATCTGCTAAGAATTCCTTCAATACCTTGGAGGTTTGATTCATCCTTAGGTGTGTAACCAGATTCATTTTCTTGATTTGAGAAAAGTGTCGGCTTGGATTGAACTAATGAGTAAGCTAATTCCTTATCTAACTCGTCTTTAGTCATATCTCCAATCTTCTCTTTGAAAGAATTAAGAACCTCAGCATCCAGTAAAGAACTATAATGATCGATAACTGCTTCTTTTTCCTTTAAAATAACATCTGCTTTAAAGGTTTCAAGTTCTTTATTCGCTTCTGTTAAAGATTCAATCTGTGACTGCGCCGCAGTATAGTTTTCTTTAACTTCATATAGTTCAGTTTGTGCGTCAGCCTTTTCCTGTTCTAAAGTCGAAATCTGAGCATTTTGCTCTTCAATTTTCTGACTAAAGTTTTCTTTCTCTTCTTTCAGAGAAGCATTCTCTTCTGTTAATGAATTCATAGCTTCATCAACTTTCTCATAAGTATCTCCATTAATTGCATGAAGAGCCTTAAGAGCACGCTTTTCTTCCTCATTTACGTCAACAATGTACGCAACTTCTTTATTTGTAATCTCAAGAGAATCTGTTTCATCATTCTTTGTATAATAAGCTCTTTCATAACCACAATTATGAGTATCAAAGACGATTGCATACTGGTCATAGACGTCACAAATAACGTAGTCTAAAGCCCATTCGCCTTCCTCATTAAAATTAGGATTAAGAAGAGTCCAAATCATATTATACTTCTGATCATCAGAAAGTTTAAAATTCATCTGATTTTCTCCTCCTATATCTTGCTTAGTATTTAATTCAAATTCATCAATTTTCTTTGTTAACTTTTGAATTGATTCAAATAGAGAATAGAATCCCGCACCTTCAAAACAAGGCTCATATTTTTCTCCTAAAGCTTGTAATCCGAGAAAACAACCTTCAGTAAAAACAAAATATCTTTTTCCATTAATAAATTTCCATTCTCCATCAATTGAATCAACATAAAGTTCCATAGATTGTGATTTTGAAACAATCTCTAAAGCTTCTTTTTTATAAATGCCAGTAAACAAGAATACATCTGCACAAGCATATTCCCTCTCAACTCCATCTTCATCTAAGTGTTTTTCCCAAGCAAAATTTGGGTTCTCTGGCACTATACCATAAATTCTACCCTCATAACGCTCGCGCCCATGATCAGTATAATCGTCTTCCATAGAATCATAAATACCTTTAACTGGTACATATGGAAGAGTAGAGATAAGTTTTTCAGCAAAATCATCAGTTATATAAGTACCATTTCTATTTTCGTACTTATAAAAAATTCGACATCTTGCTTTTGAGAGTACTTCATTATAAGCAGAGATATTCCCGTAAACGGAAAGAGAAAATTTTGCAAAATCATTTTTATCCATTCGTACTTGAACCTCCGCTGTCTAATGATTTCTCATTAGCAATTGTTTTTTCGCTCTTTTCTTGTGCTGGCTTTTCCGGACGTCCAGGACTATTACCAGATTCCGTATAAGAAGTACTTAACGGAATTAGTTTTTCTTTCAAGTCTAAAACGTCGTTTTCCAAATCTTTAATATTACCAAGCTCTTTCTGCGAAATACCCATAGCTAAAGCTGGTAGAATGAAACTATAACCAGAATTAGCCATTTTTAAAGCTGTATCCGCGTATTTACTTTCATTATAAAAAGTTATAGGAAGAATAGTATATTTAAAAGAGATATTGGTATTTCCAAATTTTTCATTAAGGATAAAAGTTATTAGATTATCGAGTTTTCTTGCGAAAGTCATCATTAAAGCCATATCATTATTAATAGAAGTCTCTAATGAAAGATTAGATTCCGTTCCAAATAGCTGCGGGCTAGACCCAGACTCAGAGTAGATATTAAGCAAAGCTTTTTCAATACTACTAACAGAATTATCATTAGAAGTCTTTGAAACTACTGAGTCAACATCCGCATAAGTAGTCAAAACTGAAATGTTTGGGTTTTCCCTCATCATTTTAACTGTACCCTCATGCATTACCGCCGCTTCATTAGGCTCAAACAAAAGTGTACCATCTTGTAAGTGCGGAATCTTTTGAACAATAATCTTACGAATCTCTTCTAAATCTCTTTCTTTATTAATATCTCTTGCTTGGTCATATTCAATTGCGGCAGGAATTATGTTTAAAAAAGCAGGACTCCCATCTAGGAACGGTAAACAAATACCAATTTCTGCTGGGACAAATACCCAATAAGTTTTTACTTTTCCTAATTTATACTTCTTATACCAATCAGCAATTTTCTTTGGATACACTTGTAAAGCTTTCTTCCTATCATCTTTATCAACTATTGTATCAAAGTATTGAACATTAAACTCAATTAAATCATTACCAGATTCGTCCTTAAAACGTGAACGACAATAATAAACTGGCAAATCTAAAATTGAAATACTATTTGATCCAACAGATTGAATAATACCATAGTAAGTACCATCTCTTAAAGCTCTTTTTGCTATTTCAGTAAAAAGCTTTGGTAATTGAGCATTATCTATAAAATTAATTGCATTAAAGTACTTTTTTTGAATATAAGGTTCGGAGAGATTCTTCCCAAAACTTGGATTAGGGATTACTATACCAGTATATTTCAATAAAGTAGCATAATGCAATAAAATTCTTTGATAGAAACCACCTTTTGCAAAGTAGGTTCTTGAAAGCTCGATTTGCGACTTAACAGATCCACTATCAATAATTCTTTCTATATCTTCTGGAGTATATTTTTTGAATCTTTTAATTCGATAACGAGTAAAAGTTCCTTCATTATAACTAGTTTCACTAGTCGCAATCATTTTACTGTATGAATTGGTAAAAGAAGCTAGACGTTCTTTGTTGTCCTTTTCACTCATCTACCTTCCTCCCGTAAAGAAAACTAATTGGCGATTCTTAGAGCCGCGTCGATGACTAGTAGAATAATATTCCTCTTCAAGCTCTTTAATGCGCCACAGTCCATAAGAAAAAGATGAATACTTATCTTTTGGAAAGCGGCTATTAATTCTTTCGAGAACTATATCTAAGCTCGCGCCAGTTCTTTTCAACCGCAAATTACTCATTTCTTCAAAAAGTTTTGTTGTCATTTCATGTGGCATAAGTCGAATGACCCTTTGTTCAGTAGTCATTCTTTGTCCAACCTTCGTGGCAAGCAAGGCGCTCTTTGCTTCCTGCTCTTTGATTAGAAATCTAACCATACCACTAGTAATTCTTGAATAGCAATTCCCATGAATTTTTGAATTAAGCGGCCCATTGGCTTTAATTCCATATAAAATTCTGGGCGCATCTTTAGGTTGGATTTTTTTATAAACATCATCATTTAAAAAACCATAAGCTGGTAAGAGATTACCCAACTCATCGTAATGAGGTTTAATCATTTCATCTGCTAAGCCAACACCTAAACCATTGGTATCTATAACGACCTCGCGCGGATTAAAAGCAAGAATTAACTTTTTTAAATCCACAGCCTGTATAGAGAATGGTTTTGTTTGAGGAGTTCTTCCAAGTACAACAATATTAACTAATGTACTATAGAATTTCCCCTTGACGATGTTAACTCGAAAAACAGAAACTACCGTCTGGTCTGAAATTCGACCTACGTCCACTGATAATAAGTAGAATTGTTCAGAATCTGGTCTATTAATTGCGTGCGTTTCAGGGTTTTTAATTTTCCTATATTTTGAAAGCTTCTCAAAAGAAAACCAAGATTCTTCACTACTACCTTGCCACAGACTTAGATATTCTGTAGCAAATGATTCCGCATTATATGACGGACTCATTTTAAGTTTATTAATATATTGCTTATCAATTAATCCGTGCATGGCGGGAAGCCGCCAATCGCATCCAAACATAAATGCATGGTCTGGATCAATTATAGCATTTTCAAAAGTATCAATCAATCGCTCATAAGCGAAAGAAGTTTTGGCACCAGCACTGGTCGTAGCAATAATTTGCTGATTAGGTTCTTTATCATTTACTGTATTGTTTGGTAAACGACGAGAAACGTTAACAAGAGGAATAACTACAGAGTTAATAGCCTCTTCATCACCATCTCGAATCTCATCGATCATACCACCATGCCGGCGCCCACCACGGGCGGCATCTCCAGCAAGAACTACATCAAGCTGAGAGCCATTTCTAAATCTTAAAGTAACATAGTCCTTACCAAAGTTGCCAGGATATTCTTTTAATTCATAACCTACAACTTCCTTTTTAAGTAAGGGCCAGTGGTCATAGATTTCATAGACTTTTTCTTTAGTAATTTGCGCGGCCTGCTGTTTAGTATTCGCACAAATAAATACCTTTCTTCCAGGAATGAAGACACATTGAAGGAAGAAAGCTAAAATTGTTATAAAAGATTTACTAAAAGCACGTGGTGCAGTTATAAATACGTCTTTAAAGCGCATTAATACTCGAAGTGTAAAACGTTGATAAAAGAAAAGTGAAAACTCAGAATCTACTGGTCTGATTATGTCTAAATAATAATCGGGATATGCAGTAAAAAGTTGAACCCATTTAGCTAAGTCGTCTTTATGACGTTCTAAATATTCATTTGTAATAACGGCACCTTTTTCAAGTTCGATACCGTCTCGCTCAGCATGTTCAACGAAATCCTCAGCTAAAAGTTCCTGTCTGGAGCTTAGTATAACCTTTTTTCTCTTTTCCTGCATTATACGTCCCCTCCAGTAAGATCAGCTTCAAAACTATCATCTTTAAATAGCTGTTCAAAGCCTTCATTCTCATAGTCGTCATAACTTTCGACATCCTGGTCTAAGTCATAGTAATTTTCAAGCTCGGCCGCAGTCTTCAAAGATTGAATACGTTGGCTTATCTCATCACCAATTCCAGATTCATTAGTATATAATCTCTGATTCCAACTTTGTATATTTTTAATTGTTTCATCAACTATATCTCTAGTTTCTCCATCATAGAATTGATTGACAAATCCTTTCTTTTCTAACCAGCGGCACAATTCACCCATAGATTCAAAATCACTAGCATTCTTTACATTCTTTGGAGTAAACTCACCAGTTTTTACTAGCTTATCATAAGAAGCCAATAGTTTATCAAAATCTTCACCTTCTCTAATTCGGCAATCAATCTCATAAGAAATTTTACAAATCTTAATTGCTTGGTCACCTTGTAACGCGCCATTTATATTCTGAGTTAAAAGTAATCCATCATATAGATTTTCTAAATAGCGCAAAGCCTCTTCATCATAATTCATACCCCATTTCTCTTGAAGCTTTCTTCTTTCTTCATCTCCAAGAATGGGTACTACATCCACTAAAGCTCCTCGCGCAGCTAATTCCTTATAAGCCTCATTATAAGAGCCCCAATCAATTCTCTCATAGTCCTCACTAAAGTAAATCATATTATAAGCTCTTAATAGCTCGGCCGCAGTGTTCGTACTACGTAAATCTTCATACTTCGTTGGCTCAAATGGAATATCTAAATACTGACAAATTCTATCCATTGCGTTCCAAGAATAGTCATCTTCTTCTAATATCTCTGCCAAACAATCAGTACAAATATTTATATATCCGGAGGGAAATAAAAATGATTTTGTTTTAAGAAAAGAAAATGAATCTTTATATCGGCCGCAGCATTCACATTTCTTATCTTCAAAGTCTATATCAAATTTTGGTTGTAAAGGCATTACTTATTCCCCTTAGTTGCTGCCTTTAAAATTTTTCGTAAGTTGCGGCCTTGTGTTCTATTCAAATGAGCAACCTTATCAACAGCTTCTTCAATTATTTCTTCGGTCGGGCGCACACTACTATGAACAGTTACGGTATTACCTTCTTTATCGGTA